CTTCTATGCAGCTCATGTACGTACCGTTGTCGTGTTTTTTCAGACGACTCATGGGACACAGAGAGCAGACATGCTTGCTGCTCCAAGTGCAACTGCCACCCTCATTTATTATCCTCTCGAGAATCACTTTGTTGTCCATATAATATAAAATCGGATAATACGACCCTCGATAATTATACTAGGGGTGTTTTCCCAAGGCTGGATGGTACAATATAGGTTAAAGGAGCCTCAAGCTATGAGCATGGACCGTCCAGACGCAAAGTACCCGAACAGACCGCTGAGCGTACCCTCGGCGATGCCGGCGTACAACCCGGATCCCAGCATAAGAGGCGTAAATTTTGACCAACTCCTGTCGGCGAGAGGTATCAGGGTCATCCACGAGAAGGCGATACCCTGCCCGAATGTTCTTTCTATAGATGCCGCTACTCATCAGCCGGACTGTAACTTCTGCGATAACAGCGGCATATTCTATTACACCGAGAAAGAGATAATAGGCCTTTTTACAGGTAACTCTATAGAGAAGACCTTCGAGGCGCACGGTGTGTGGGAGATCGGCACTGCGGTGATGACCTTTCCGTCCACCTATCCCGACGGCACTCAAGCTGACTTCAACACTTACGACTACCTGACGGTGCCTGACTTTGAGGTTCGCATGTGGGAGCAGAAGCCTTACCAGGAGAGACCTGAGGGGCTTCAGACGCTTAGATACCCGGTTATCAAGGTCGAATACGCTGTGAGCATAGTGAACGGAGTGAAGCGCGTGTACATGCAGGATGCGGACTTCACTATTACACCTAAGGGCGACATAAAGTGGGCACACGGCAGAGAGCCAGGCTTTAACCCGTCTACCGGCGAAGGTGTCGTTGTTACCTGGTCCTATTTTGCCAATCCTAGGTATATTGTTGTCCAGTCTCTAAGGGAACTAAGAATAACCCAGGAGATGATCGACGGGCAGAAGACAGCTAGACGCCTGCCGCAACAGGTACTGATAAAGCGTGACTTCCTTGTCGGTAATGGCGAAAAACTCCTCAAGGGAGAAGTGGATTAAGTTAAGTACGCTATTGAGATATAATTTTCTGAGTGATAACAAGCAATATGATTAACTGCATTATGCCAGAGGGTATTTGAGTGCCAACCGCCGTAAGTAAAAGACAGTACCGAATGATGATGGCGATACTCCACGGTAAGAACGTCGACCAAGGACCTCGCGGTCGTCCTCCTGCCTCTGTTGCCGCTAAATACACTGACCCAGGTAAAGATGCGCCCGAGCAGTCCGGACAAAACCGCGGCGGCAAATGGACAGAAGCCCACCACGCTAAGGCAAAGAAAAAATCCAAAGAAGAGCGCACTGAGAAGAAGAAACATAAGGCTCATCTCAAGAAGGCGTTTGAAGAGTTCTACAAGGGACAGGGTGTCGGCGTTATCGTGCTCGATCCGCAGAACCGTATCTTGATGGGCAAGATGGTCGGCTCTAACAAGCTCGGCACTCCCGGCGGACACGTTGACGAGAACGAGACACACGCTCTTGCTGCGCTTAGAGAGTTGCAAGAAGAGACCGGTCTCATCGGCTCTAATCCCATAGAGGTTCATGCCGGCCACAGCAACGGCAACGCCACTAAGACTTTTATCGTAGAGAACTATCGCGGCAAACCTAAGAACACCGAAGAGATGAAAGACTTCAGGTGGGTCAGCGCTAACGAGATAGAGTGGGATAAGATAAGAGATTGTTGCGTTGAACCGTTGAAGGCGTTCATCGAGAACAAGCTGGGTAAATCCCTCGCTGGCATGATTGCCCTAGAGAATCTCCAGAAGAACATCATTCGCCAGCGCGGAGACGCCGTGCTTGAAGTTACTCACGGTGACGCTCTAAAGCTGGTTGGCAACGGCATGTTCCGCAAACTGCGTGAAGCGGTAAAGGACATGAAGGATGAGGGTTTTAAAGACTTTCACATAGACACCTATACAGTTAGCATCCGCAAGCACATGAACGACATCTACTCTGGTCGCGTCTCTGACGGACATAAGATAGTTTATCAGTTCACAAATAAGTCTCTTCCTGAACTCACTGTTGCGCTGATGAGTGTTTTCGAGTGGTACATGCCAGAAGACGAGAAGGAACTAGAGCTTCTTGACGAAGGTAAACTTTCTGATGATGCGATCAGCGGTGGACTTAACGAGATCATGGCGAACTACAAGCGCCACAATATCGGAAATATCTACGAGGAGATGGAGAACATTCGCGAGCAGATTCGCAACGGTAATGCTGTAGATCTCCAGCAGGTAGAAGCAAGAATAACTAAACTTTTTGACAAGCTCGAAGAAGCCGTACATGAAGTTGTCGGTAAGCATAATTCATTCACAAAAGAAGTTGATAAAGAGCTGTCTGAGCTTGAGGCAAAACTTAGAGAGTTGCAGGTAAAGATAGACGAGCTAGAGAAAAAGCCTCAGACAGTGGAAGCATATTCTTCTGAACCCGCCAATAAAGAAGAAGTGTTGGAGAATTATTCGTATCTTTCTAGGCCGCAAGTACAGATCATGCCTAGCGGCAAGATAATAATATCTTTTGGCGGCGACTGGCAGCACTTGGAGAAAGAAAACTTCCTCACAGACATGAAAGCCAAGGTGATCAAGAAGTCGAAAAACAAGGGGTAAACGTGATAAACCCCAAGTTTGAGCTTGATAGACTGCTTGAGACCTTAAGAGCCAGAGGAGTTTCTCATATCACTGCGGCTAGAGCAGTCGCCGAAGCAGAGCGCGAGATAAACGAAATATTGCAAGAGCGAGCTGACGAGATAATGCAGCAAGCTATAAAATACGGCGTAGAAAAAGAGTCGCCAGAGTTTATCAATGAGCTGGTTCTTAGGCCTAACGACGGCATGTTCACGCTTGAGACAGACAGCTCAAGAACTGACTTCAGCGAACCTCCATTTCCTATGCTTCCTAGGCTGCTTGCAAATGCTAAGCCCATGAAAGATGGCAGCGGCGTTTACAAGATTGTGCCTGTAGGCAAAAAGGGTCTTAAAAAGCCTATAACTAGCATAGTTGACGCCCATAAGGCGGTTGCTGCTCAAAGAAAGGCTGACGCTGCCGAAAGATACGCCAACGTGACAAAGAAAGTTAGCGAAAACGGCGGTAAAGTTAGCTTCAGGACTGCTACGTCTAAACAGGACGCTAGTACGCAGTGGGTGTTGCCCGCTACGGACAAGGATTTTACCGAAGAATTACAATCACTTAATGAAGAATTTAAGACTAGCGCCGAAGAGTCTATTCTTGGTATAATTCGAGAGTACGAGGATAGGTATAGCTGATGTTTATAATGCCAGAGCTTGTAGTAAGAAAAGTTGTCGAGCACGGCATAGTTGAGCTCAGAAAAGATAAGCCAGCTTTCTATAATCTGTTTAGGCAGTATGAGTTTGACGCCCTAAAAGAAGTATACGGACCAGACTACCTTGACGAGCTCTGGAAGTGGTTTTCTACTACCAAGATACCGGTTGTTCAAGCATGGTCGCTAAATCCTCAGCGTATACCGTGCGTGTCTGTCCACCTTGCTAACGAGACGGAAGACGAATCTAAGGCCGCTTTTAATGACTTTTTTGGTGAAGATGAGCAAACGGTGATAAAAACTGGCGTATTTACTGCTATGGTAGACATAGGCGTCCATGCTAGCAGAGCCGGTGACCATGTCTTGTGGCTGTACTACATAGTTGCCTATATCCTCTTTAAGCACAAAGAGATGGCGGAGAGACTAGGATTAAGGTTGCACACGTTTAGCGCCTCTGACTACAATAAAGAGGCTCAAAAAATGGGAGAAAACATCTGGACTAGATGGATAAGGTTCAGATGCACTACTGAAAACTTCTTGGCCGCTGAGCCTCTGTTTACCCCAGAGGCGATCAACACCCGTCCTACGATGGGCATGGACCCAAGTCAAACTTGGAGCGTGTCCGCCACTAACGACGTAGACATATCCACTATAGATCTGAGCTCCAATAAAGGGGTAGTCGCAGGCCGAGCTGGAGATGTCGACGGCTCAGATGATTTGCCGATACCCGGAGTAGGATCTATGCCGGGTGAGGTGGTACCGGTAATAGAAGACGAATGAAGTTATTTAACCGCTTAAACAAGTTATTATCTAGTAAGGAGCTTATATGGCAGGCAAAGAAATGATGAAGCAGGTTGCTTCTAAGGTGGTAGAAGAAGTTGTTCAGCAACCGCAAAAAGTTGATTTTATTGTTTGGTGGGCGCTAAATGAGAAAAAGATACCGTCACATCATCACAAGGAAATCATAAAGGCTGATTTTAAGGCGCGAGGCTTATCCGACATGGAGTCCATGGAAGACTTCAGCGAAGCGTTAAAGAAGTACGGTCTGGATATCATCTAACAAAACCACTGTGATACAATTAGTGTTGTAAATTTAATGAATTTTTAGGAGAAAGACATGGCAATCAACATCTCATTCAACGGCGCCACGATATACAAGCCCGGCGCGTACTCTAAGGTAAATATCGATCTTAGCGGCGGATTTCCTCTTAGTCCTACAGGACTAGTTGCTATATTCGGCGAATCCTCTGCCGGTGCTCCTGGCTCAGCTGTTCCAGATATCAGCAACAACGTCTTCTCGCCGGATCAACTTCCGGACATCATCTCGACGTATGGACAAGGTCCTATCGTTGACGCTGCGTTGTTCTTGTTCTCGCCTGGTGCTGACGGCGCGATTCCGAGCGGTGCTCAATCTCTGTATATCTACAAGACTAACGCATCTGTTCGCGCATCTCTCGCGCTCGCAAACAGCTACGGAACTCTTACCTCCCTGGTGTACGGCGTATCTGGAAATCAGATCACTTACGCAAACACCCTTGTTCCTGCAACTCCTGCAAGCACTGTATCGTCTGCCACGTTCGACACTACCAACGCTTCAATACATAACACAACTCTTATTCTTAGAGTTCAAGGCGGTGCAAGCAATACGTTCACCACTCCAGTGTCTGTTACGACGCGAGCAACTCTCACTGCCGCACTTGCAGCAGGCGGCAACTGGTCCGGTGGCGTTCCGTCTGGCGTAACATTCACTGTCGGCGGTGCTACTGACGCTGCCGCGACGCTCACGATCGCTCGTGATCTCGGTACCAACCCGCAAAGAAACGGGTACAGCAACAACTTCCAGCTTGTTTCTGGAACTTTGTTGACGTACGCGAATCTGACCGCAGCGCTGTACTCTTCTAGCACTGAAGATGCTGCTGCAATAGCTATTGTCAACAATAACTCTCTCATCACAGAGAGCGCAACGATAGGCGGCAACATCGTTATGTCTTTCGGACGCAACGGTGGCACTAACCCGCAAGTCACGATCAACTCCTCTAACATCCTGTTGATCAATAACGCTGCAACCGAGTACACGATCAGCTTGTCTAACTTTCCGACATTGTCTGCACTTGCTGCGTTTATCAACACGACTACTGGCGGCAACTGGGCGGTATCCGTAGGATCTGCTCTGTACGGGCAACTTGCTCCAAGCATACTTGATCAAGTTGCTAACTTGGGTGCAAACGGAAGTTTGACCATCCTTCCTGCTCAGATCAAGAAAGATAAGTACGACATCGTTGAGTTCTTCGCGAACTCTGCTAACGTGTCGTTGGCGGTATCTGCTACTGCTGGGCTTCCAGATGCTGCTACCACTGCTTATCTCTCTGGTGGAGCGCTTGGCGGCACCAGCTCAGCGTCGATCACTAACGCGCTTACTGCATTCCAGGGAGTCAGGGTTAACTCTATCGTGCCTCTGTTCTCTAGAAACGCTACTGCGGACATCACCGATGGACTAACTGATCCTAGCTCTACGTACACGATCAGCGCGATTCATCAAGCTGTTAAGACTCATCTCAGCTTGATGGCAACTGTCAAGAACAAGTCTGAGCGTCAGGGATATCTCTCACTGAAAGACACTTACGCTAACTGCAAGCTCCAGTCGCAGAATCTGGCTTCTGCTAGAATTCAGCTGTGTATTCAGGACATCAAGCAGGCAAGCGCACAAGGCGTCATCAAGTGGTATCAGCCTTGGGTTGGATCTGCGCTTCTTGCCGGTGCTCGCGGCGGTTCTCCTGTAGGTCTTCCGATGACGTTCAAGTACTTTAACATGAACGGTATTCGTCAGACTGCACAAGCAATGACTACTGCTGACGCTAATATCGTAAACGGCTTCAATCCTGCAACTCAGTACGATGACGCAATTGCTAACGGGATCACCTTCTGGGAAAATCCTCAGACCGGTGGATTCCGCCTTGTCGTGGACAACACCACTTACGGCGTTGATCCTAACTGGGTGTACAACCGCGCTAACGTTCAGTATGCGGCAGACGTACTCGCTTACGACTTCCGCAACCAGCTTGAGAATATCTACGTTGGTCAGAAGAACAATATATCTGCGGCATCCGTTCAGGCGACATGTCAGTCTATACTCAACACGTATCTCGCGCAGGGAATCACTGTGAGCACTGCTGACGCCCCTAACGGATACAAGCAGCTTGTAGTGCAGATCAACGGTAACGTTATCAACATCTCTGTTGTAGTGAAACTCGTTGAAGGTATCGACTTCGTACTCGCGAACATCACGCTCCAGCGTGCAACTTCGCAGGCATAAAAAGATTGAAGGCCTCACGTCGTTGGCGTGGGGCCTTCATGTCTACAGAATTAACCTTTTTCATGGTATTCTTAGATTAAGCCAATAACGGCCTAAAAAAAATGAAAGGTAACGGGCAACCGCAAGCCCAAAGGAAAGTATATGGCAACTCCAGGAATGATTCCTACATTCGTCACAGGTGCAAACGCACGAATCAAGGTTGACGGAATAACTTTTGCATACGCGCAAGACGTTTCTTACAGCATCGCTGTCGACGTTATTCCCATCGAGACAATGGGACGATACGAAGCAGCTGCACAAGAGCCGGTTAACTACGCTGTCGGTGGCGATCTTGCTATCGTGCGTTACACCAAGGCAGCTATAACAAACGCTAACAACAACGGCACCGCTCCTAAGGGAACTAACGCAAACGGTAACGGTATCGGAAATGTTCAGGGCGGTCTTACTGGCCAGAATATGTCTGGACACCTTAATCCTGGACAGATATTGCTGTCTAAAACATGGGACCTTGATGTGTTTCAGAAAAAACAAGATTCTAGCGGAAATATAAGCGTAGACGAGTCTATTATCAAAGTTAGGGACTGTCGCTTTACCCGCATGTCTGGCGGACTCAGCAAGCGCGGTATTCTGGTAGACAGGTTCAGCTTCGTTGGAATTCTCGGTGGAGATGATAGCTTTGACGCTAGCAACTCTGGTGACGACGATCTCAGCATCTAATTCAACTCGCGTACACATAAATGCAAAGGGCGGCA